ATAATGAAGGATTTCCTGGCAGAATGGGAACAAAACCGTGTCTTGTCGTCGATACATTATTCGTCGATACATTAGTGAGCAAAATATCGCTTTCGACAACAGCTGAATATGTCGGCGATGATCCGCCATGTAATACTGTATTTGCCGGCCCGGTGCCTAATCGAGTTGGAACACCTGATGCGCCTCCAACGATTAAATCACCTGCAGATGTGAGAGGTGAATTAGTAAAGTTGTCCCAGTCTAAGTAATATGCTCCATGTTGACCATCTAACTTATCAGAGTCGCCCGATGTGATTGCACTTTGCGTGGCATTTTGCCATCTACTATTAGTTGAATCCCATGCAATTAAGTCACCATTAGCAATTGATGTGATACTGACATCTTGTAATTCACTAAGCTTTTCAGCATAATGCGGTCGTACCATTAAAATACCATTATTAGAATCTATTGCGGTCGCTACGCGAACAACTGACGCTATACGTATTTTGGGATTAGGCGCAACTGGTTGTATTGGAGTTAAGCCGCCGGTGACAGTTGGATCTAGATATAGAATATCTCCAAGTGTTAAACCAAATGTATCAACATCATTGACTTTACCAAACCAAGTGACGTATCCCCATTCATTAATCGCGATATTTTGTGTTGCAATACCAACAATCCAACTTGGATGAAATCCAATTGCGTTCGTATTAGCTCGAGCAATCAGAATACCATCGCCCTGTGTGCCGGCGAACATAACAACATCGCCATTACTAATAGCTTCAGTTGCACGTCCGTAAAAATGAAGCTCTTGACCTGCTTGAAGAGTTACATTATTCTTGAGTTGATATTCCCATGTAGAATCAGTGACATTCCAGCGCATTTGTACTGTCGCAGGAGCGTTTATATCATTTGTGCTTAAATTGATTCCCGAAACACCAATGAACTTATTTGTGTCTCGAACAACAACGGTACTAGCGACATCTGTGGTCGAACTATTATATCCGTCAAGTAAGTCTGCGTCTAATCCAGAACCTGCACCATCAATCGTTTCAATTGCAGTTAATATTTGTATTGTTGATACATCACCTGTTAATCCAACGACAGATGTGACAGCGGCTGAAGCAGCCGCAGATGCAAATGCATCAATTGTATTTCCAGAAGTTTTGTAGTATAACTTGCCATCTGCATAATTGAGCGCAAGTTCGCCATAATCGAGGTCGGCGGTTGTGGGAATCTTCGCAACAACGGAAGATTTCTTAAGAAGAACTTTATTGACCATAATTTAGCCTAAGAAGGAAAAGGAAAGGAGACTAAGAAGTCTCCTTTTATTTATATTAAATCACTAACTTAGTACGTTCCACCATCGATATTAAATCCATCGAGAGTACTTGTTGCTGCACCAGACTACCAGTGATATTCGTCGACCAACATAGNNTTGTCTTAGCGACTGACAANNCCCCCGCTAGAACAACTGCTGCAGTTCCAAGAGGACCGGCGTCGGTTGTATTCGTGAAACTAATTAGGCCCGAACCAGTGATTGTCGTACCCGAGAATGAAGACAATGTAATTGTCTTGTTGCTCAGCGCCTCTGTTCCTGCCAATGTAGCAAGAGTACCAGTTGTTGGTAGCGTGACTGATGTTGCGCCGGTGACTGCTAATGAGGTGTTAAAGGCGCCTGTTGTCGTTAAATTACCGCCGAGCGTAATAGTCTTCGCGCCATTATTTACACCTGTGCCACCATAAGTTGGACTTATGATAGTCGCTTGCCAAGTGCCAGAACCAATCGAACCTAACGTTGTGATTGAAGTTTGACCAACATACGTTGAAGCAATATCAATACTATCAGCATTAACAGTAATACGATTAGTCGTTCCGACAGCGTCAATTGTATTACCAGTTTTAGTTAAACCTGCACCGGCTGTGATTTGACCAGCGCCTGAGAATTGATTCCAAGCAATTGCTGTAGTGCCAATCGTAATTGCACCATTCGTTGTAACAACGTAACCATTGTCTTGATTGAGAGTACCTTCTTCGACGAATACGAAGACACCTGGACCAACTTCAAGACCAGGACTATTATCGAAGTCGCTCGAGCGTGTTAATACCCAATTAGTTGAAAACGGTACCAACATTAGTTACGACATAGATACCATTTTGTAACGCAGAAGCTTGATCTTTGACAAGAATTCTATCGCCTAAACTTACTGGAATACTATCAAGCGTTAGAACTGCTTGAGTTCCAGCATTTGTTAATGTTTGCTCCTAAACACCCAGCTGTGCCATTATCATATGCGACAGTCAATGCACCAGTTGTCGCTAATCGAGCAGAAGCTTTAACGTCTAGACCATTAGATGTCGCATCAACATATGCTTTTGTTGCAGCGTCTTGTGCTTGTGAAGGATCTTGTACATTAGTAATACGCTTCGATGCAACATCGACTGTACCAGTTCCACTAGGAACCAAGTTAACGTTTGTATCTGTGCCACCAGAAGTAAATGTTAGAGCACCTGTGCCCGTGATAGAACCATTCGTCGTACCCGTACCACCATATGCAACTGCTAATTGATTCGTTAAATTCAATGTAGCAATTGTCGCAGTACCAGTGATACTTGGACTTACTGACAATACGACTGATGAACCGGTACCGGTATATGCATTAATTGCGTTTGCATTAATTCTAAAAACGTTACCCGTGCTTGCAGTATCAAACGTCTTATTCGTAAATGTGTCGGTAGTTGCTTTACCAACTAATGTATCAGTTGCTGCAGGAAGAGTTAGAACACCCGAAGCGGTACCAGTAGCAACAACAGAAGTCGATCCAGATGTAGATCCTGCGACTGTGAAACCACCCGATTGAATTGCAGGAGTGATAAGAGTTGGCGTATTGTTGAATACAACAAGACCAGTGCCAGTTTCATCNGTGATNGCNGCAGCCAATTGAGCCGATGTTGCTACTAACGTATTGCTAGTTAAATTGATTGTCTTATTAGTAAGAGTTTCAACGTTAGCAAGTGTTGCAAGAGTGCCAGTTGTTGGAAGCGTGACATTCGTATTCGCTGTCGCAGTTAACGTTGTACTGAATGCGCCCGATGTCGCAAGAGTAGAACCATCGACTAACGTCAATGTGGCACTAGTCGCAGGTTGAGTGATTGTTACTTTATTAAATGAAAGACCAGTGACTGCACCGGTTACTCCAAGAGTACCCGCGATTGCCGTGTTACCGGTCGCAGAATCAACGACAAACTTATCAACACCTGAACCATTTTCAACTGTAAAGAATTCCGTCGCAGGAGTGTCAGATCCTGTCAATGTTAGATTCGAATTGAATGTAGCGCCACCAGTGTATACAGTGGCGCCCGTGATATTAAGAGTACCGCCAACGTATAAATTACCAGCGATACCAGCGCCACCGGCGACAGTCAGTGCACCTGATGTAGTACTAGTTGCAGCAGTCGTTTGTAATAATGCTAGTTTCGTTTGATCTAACGTTGCAACTTGAACATTAGTAGACGCACCAGTTGCGGCATAGAAATGTAATGTATCATCCGATGCGCCCGGCGCGGCTTCTGCGATAATATATGTAAGACCATCGACAGAACGAACGCCTCCAAGACTCTGCCAGTTTGCTGCAGCAAAACCTTCGAATTGACTTGTGGTTGTATTATAACGAATCGCACCTGATTGCGCCGGACCTTGCTGAGCAGTCGTGCCGGATGGGATTACAAGAGCATTAGTTCCAACAATCTGGACATAACCTGTGCCATTCGGATCAATAAGAATGTTGCCATTCGTATCAGTCGAACTAAGAGTGTTTGAACTACCCGTTAGTGTCAAGTTTCCAACATTAATCAGATCAATCTTACTATTAGCATCAACAATAAGTGCCGATGATGCCGTAAGTGTTCCGGGAGTATGATCTAACTTATCAGTGAAGTACTTACCACCAATGACAACATGAGTCGCTGCATTACCGGCGGTCTCAGTGCCCATACCAACGTATAGGCGATCGCCCCCATTACTACCATTGTCGACTAGCGCCGAATAGGCTAATTCACCGGCTGCCAGCGTTGCTGGATTACCTGATACCGAACTTCTTTTGATCCGAATGATGCTGGCCATTTATTATTCTCCGTTAAAATTCTCCACCTTCCATGTCTTGCGCATCGAGGGTGGTAGTGGATGTCCACTTATTTGTGTTTGTTTTATATACTAGGACAGATCCATTGACTAGATTGGACGCGTCTACATCTTTAATTTCACTTAATGGCACATCGGCCGCGCCAATGCCCTGAATGCCGACAGCATCAACCACTGTCGGCATAACATAATTTTCATACTCAACTACTGCAATAATGTCGCTCATACTCGTGTGATTTCAGGTGAAATAATTACAAGACCTTCAAGGACGCGTTTACGTTCAGTTTCGTTTAATATATTAATTGTAGTTATCTCGACATCGTATAGATATCGTCCGGCATGAATAGCAGAAGACGCGTCAGCAGGAAGTTTAAATTCTTGATTTTGCCNAATAATGGTTCGATGACACTGACTGTAAAATCTGTTGCAAATGATGACTGATATGATTTACGAAACTGAGATTTGACAGTAAAATTAGTTAAATTAATCGGAGTACCATCTTGATTGCGCAACGAGACTATGGCTGAAAAGTCTGAGCCTTGGTCAATGTATAGGTCTGAACGCGTTGTCATTTATATGTGCTCGATGTTTGTTCTATATTATTTATAACAGTTGTCAATTCAACTTAGACCTAATTCTTTACGAATATTTGGTACTACTTGGATTCCATATTAATACTTACACATTTGTGTAGATTTATCCAAATTTCTATCTATTATAGACATTTCTTCATTTATAATAGACATAAGCTCAGAAGGGCCTACCAATAATCTTTTTTGTGTAAAAGCCGTTGCTTCTTTCGAATTCATGACTTTTTTGATACCATTGGTTAATTTAGTCTGTATAGTTTTATCAGTATTTGAACGAACAAAAAAGCCAGACCAAGAAAACTCCGGCAAATTTTTATATCCCTGAGATCTAAGATCACTTAATATTCCTATAGATCTTAATCGACCACTTTCTATAAGAGAAACACTAGAAGAATTTCCTACACCACCTATAGTATAGTCTGTGAGTTCAGTAGAAACATCCATCATAAGTTGAACCGGTTGTTTATAAGGCACTAGTGTAGTTTTTATATTTGTTGATTTATCTAATACACACATTGCTAATTGAATAGAAGGGTGCCCAAAAGCTCCAAATAAATATCCCTTTGTCTTATATTTGTTAATTAAATCTTCAACATTATATACATCAGATTTAGTTGATACTAATATTTGATTTGGTGTTGTACTTAATCCATATAAAGGTACAAATTCTTGTATGGGAGAAAATTCTTTATCCTCCAGCATTTTCTCTACATAAGACATTTGGGTATTTCCTATATAAATTGTATTACCATCGGGGTTGCTTTTCAAGAGTGCATGCATGGCCAATAGACCATTAGCCCCAGGTATATTTAAAATTAATATTGGTCTTTCAAATTCTTTTTCCAATAAAGGAGAAAAAAATCTAATAGCGGTATCTGCTAAAGATCCAGGACCATTACCTATAATTATTGTTAAGGGTTGAGCCGCTATACTATTTGCGCTTAATAATATTGATAATAATAAGGTTATAAAATATTTCATATTGGTTAATTATATAGAATTTCTGGTTATATTGAAACGACTTTCAAAATTATTTAATGCATCAACACAATCTTGTTTGGTTTGACCAGTATATGCCAATGAATAAAGCCTATCTCTTTGGCACCTAGCCAAAATTCCAGACTGTTGAGCATCTACACATAAGCTCGACGATAAATTTAAATCCGCATAATTTCGTTGTATCGTATAATACGGATTCAGTGTAGGTACAGGTAGACCTACCATATGAGCAAGTGCGGCAACCATAACTCCAGATTTAATGTCTCGACCAGTAGCAGAATTTCCAAATCCCGGTCGTGGGTTCCAGTCTAAAAGTACTAATTGATCATTATATAATGCAAACTCAACTTCATGAATCCCACCTTTAACCCCCATATTCAGACAAATATTTGAAATATTTGTCTGAATAATTGGATCTACATAAGGATATATCTCACCGTCTAAGTATTCACCGGATTTTTGAGTAAACCCGGTATGTGTTCTAAGAAATAATACTTCTGAATTTTCATTGACAGAAAAAGAAACAGAATGAACTAATAGTGGTTGTGTTATAGCCGGTACAATAATTAATTCTCCAATCATTTCTAATGGGTTATTCTGATATTCCCATAAATCGCCATCAACTATATTTTTTCTAAGGTCACTGGGGGAATTCCATAGTGTGTATGCAAACTTATTAGTTGATTTGCCATACGTTCTTCTATGTTTAACGAAAATAGGAACATCTCCGAATGAATCTAAATCTGAATCTACCCTAGGCACTACAGCGGGCAACACTGGTAATTGTAACTCTTGTTGCGATATACGATCTGTTAATTGATTGAATGAATCTACTGATATATAATTATTAATAGTACCAGCTGAATTGTATGCAGAAGTATCTGTAAGTATTAAATTATATTCTGCCGGCGAACTGACAACATTGATTCCTATAACTTTAGCAATTTCATTCCAAATTTGATCTAAATATGGATCAGTTGTGAAATTCGAAGAGATATAAAGATTTTTTATAGGATATTGATTAATATTTTCAGAATATGAGACTACATAATCTGAGGGTATATACATCATCTGAGCTGGAGCGCCTGTCTGACTATCAACACCGGCATCTGTTAATCTTAATGGTGGGTAACGCCGAACGTAATCATCAATATTGTATGTTTCACCAACTGTATATAATGATAAGTTATCAGTTACCACAGTATCAAACTCATGAACAGAGTCAGATTTCTCAAAATCCTTTTCTAGTTCAACAATATCTACTATGATATTGTTAGATATTGCTAGGTATCGTGACATATCCAATTTCCTTTTGTTTTCCAGAGTCAATCAACAACGTGATATTATCATAACTCAACACATTTTGTTCACCGAGAATTCGCAATGCCGGCGGACAGCGAATTAATTGTCCCATGGTATCAGCGCTAATACGACCACCAGATGCGAATTCACAATGCGCTTTTCGAACGTTTCTCGCGATGATTTCATTATAGAAATTCAATTCGTACATTTCTTCATCAGTCTTACCTTCTATTCGCGTTTCTTCGGCTAATGTCGTCAATTCTTTTTCCATTTCTGTTAAGAATTTGACTTCATCTTTAAGTCGATGAAACGCTCGATCGAATTCCATCCTAGAAATTTCAATTTCTTTTCGGCGAAAATAATCTTCTTTAGAATCTGTTAAATTAGATAACTCATAATCAAGTTTTTCTTGACTTAGAGTTGCGTTTGAGAGTGCAGTTTGATTCGATAATAAAAAATTGCGAATACAGCGTAGTCTCTCCCATACAGTAATTCCGTCAATTTCAAATATATACGACGCATTATGATTTGCCATTTATTACCCTTACATCAAATACCTGTGCCAGCCAGGTGTTCACGGGCCGTGCCCACAGTTGTTTCGGATCCTATTATCGTGCCACTACTATTTATGCGCTTGGCGGTATTATTGAGCACGGTGGTCAGACCAGCATAAAACACAGCAGTCGATCCAAGGCCGGCGCCACCATTCCTCGATACATTGATCGCCAAGTTTGTTTCGGATCCTATTATCGTGCCACTACTATTTATGCGTGTAACGATGTCACTTGTACTGCCAAAGGTACTGACGTTGCCGGAATAAAACACGGCAGTCGATTCAATGCCAGCACCTGCAAACCCATATCTGGCCGCGCCCACAGTTGTTTCGGATCCTATTATTGTGCCACTACTATCTATACGCGTGACTCTATTTTGGCGGGTGCCGTCTGAGAGCTGGCCACCATAAAACACGGCAGTCGGTCCTAGCGCGGCGCCAGCGAGATACCAACGGGCCGTGCCCACAGTTGTTTCGGATCCTATTAAAGCTCCACTACTATCTATACGCGTGACTGTATTAGTATGCGCGACCCCGGCATAACCAGCATAAAACACAGCAGTCGATCCAATGCCAGCGCCGGCCTTACTATAATTGGCCGTGCCCGCAGTTGTTTCGGATCCTATTAAAGCTCCACTACTATTGATACGCGTGACTTTATTATGGAGGATAGAGTTTTTACCATCATCAGTATAGCCACCATAAAACACAGCAGTCGATCCAAGGCCAGCACCACAAGGTGCAGAGCGGGCCGTTCCAACGGTCGTTTCGGATCCTATTATTGTGCCACTACTATCTATACGCGTGACTCTATTTGTATAGCCGGTGCTGCCGGATCCACCATAAAACACAGCAGTTGTAGCTAGGTGTACACCATAGAAATGCCATAATCCAATCTCTCCCGATGTTGGAACTGCGCCGTTAGTTCCACTCGTACCACTAGGAACGTAGGAACCTCCAGCATAATATTCATTAAGCCCAATTGGGTTAGCTCCACCGTACTCCGTCTGAACTTCAGCAAGAGTAATGGGGCCGGTTGTCTGCAATGTCATTCTATTTCATTCCTTTAAGTTCTGTAACTTCTGCTCGAAGTTCTTTAATAGCTTCAATCAATAGACCAACCATGTTGCCATAAGCAACAGACATATATTCACCCGAATCATTGACCGCTTCAGGCAATACTTTAATTAAATCCTGAGCAATAATACCCGTCTGACGCTCGCCCGAGTCTGTTCTTGTATATGTATATCCCGTCAATTGCTGAACTTTTTCAATTGCGTTTGGAATTACTTCAAGATCAGTCTTTAGTCGAGCATCAGAATATGCTGTGACGTTGCCAGACGCTGTGACACTTCCACCCGCAAAATAGATGACCCCAGTGTACCCGCCTGCTGTGTCATAGGTCCACAAAACCGGGGAGTCATTAGAATCGATGCCGAACTGATACCTGATAGTTCCGTTGGCTTTGTTGACTATGAGGGCTCCTACCCTCTGAGTCCCGTCTGCCCCGGCCATCGTGCGTACTAGCATGTCCGTAAATGTCTTGTTACCGGCGATGGTCTGGTTACCCACGGTGTACACCCCGTTGGTCACGGTTGCAGCGTTTCCAGAACATGCAGCAGAAGTGCCACCATTAGCTGGGGCGGATCCGGCGGTAGTAGCGTAATTAACAGACTTAGCGGAGTCAGCAGTATTGTTAACGTTTCCCAAACCAACTTCAGCAGCGGTATAGGCAGGCTTACTTGCTGCTTTCGCCCAAGCGTACACATCCGATGCAACTCGAGCATCACTTAATCTAGCATCATTTCCGACGCAAGCGGTTGTCGCTGTTGCACCGTAATTAACACTGAATGCAGTACCAGTCAGTGTCAGACCAGTGCTAGCTGTGTATGTCGTGTTCGTATCAGCATCTGCTCGCCAGCCCGGATTACCGGATGCGTCTGTTTTCCAAACTAAGTTAGCTGTCGCGCCCGATGGAGCTGCAACATAACCCGCCACGTTTAATGCATTTGCGTTCCAAGTATTTGTATCGACGACGGTTTCAGTCCCTGTCGAATACGCCGTAACGTGGCCATATGTGTCGAATGTCAACGCTGTGACATATGTACGTGCAGACGCAGCAAGATTTGTCGCAGTCGATGTATCTGCGTGACTTAGCGTGACACTTGATGCGCCTGATTGATTTGCAGTACCAGCCTGACCACCGCCGGACAATCCTCCTCCTGCTAGCACAGAAATTGCGCCGTCGCCGATATTTGACGTCAATGCCATTGTGCCTGTTGCGGCTGGCATTGTGATAGTCGTAGTTCCTGCTGCTGCAGCAGGAATAAGCAATGTTGTGCCCGACGTCGATCCAGCGTAAGTCGTGCTCAAAATGCCTGTCATTGTTTGAGCAATAGACGTGCTCTGAACTGCTGTCGTACCGATAAAGTGACCGTGATTCGATAGAGAATATGTACTCGTATCGATCGTATACGTATCGGCTGTTGCGCCACGCTTAATAAACCCAGCGCCGGCAGTCGCCATTGTCGTGGCAAGATTCGTGAGAGCTGGTCCGACTTTAATATCGTAAGTGGTGTTAGTTACATCATTTGCCGTAAATCCTGTGCCAGTACCAATGGTCACAGTAGTATTAGTTGCACCGGCAGGACCTATCGTCAGCGTAAGCGATGCATCATTGACAGTCGGCAATTGCGAAGTTAGAGCCAATGTGCCAGTTGTTGCTGGTAGAGTAATTGTCGGAGTGCCAGCAACTGCTGCAGTCGTTATGATCGCAACACCCGATGTAGATCCACTTACTCTTAATGTTTTGCCCGCTGCAACTGCAATATGTTCAGACGATGTCCACGAATCAGTTGCATCAATCCAATTAAATGTCTTATCCGTCGCGCCTTTAAGAGTAATACCGCCGCCATCAGCTGTGACATTAGTCGGTGCTGCAACAGATCCAAGTTCAATATTCTTATCATCGACAGATATGACAGTTGAATTTATTGTCGTTGATGTGCCATTAACCGTGAGATTGCCATTGATGATAAGATCATTTGAGATAGTGCCGCCACTAGTCTCTAATTTCTGAGCATTTAGTGTATAAAAATTTTTGTCAATGTCATCATTGCCCAGAGTCTGCCCATTCGTTGGTTGACTAGTCCATGCGACTGTTGGTATTACACCACCGCGATATTTTAAGAATGCCATTCGACGTTACCTATTATTTGTTTGACTTAATATTTATACGATGCTTTTGGCGATCGCTTGGCGTTCTTGCTCTAGAGCAATGAATTCTTGTTCTGTCATGCTAGTCTGAACTTGTAGCATCTTTTCGCGCAAGTGACGTAAAATCTTCCAATCGGTCGATGAAAGATAATGCGATTTTTCTGCATTACTTTTTTGCGTTGCAATCTCGGCGAGAGCAACTGATGATTTTTGGACAACTCTTCGTTCTACGGCATTGAATTCATACATACCCGACAAAATTTTCTGCTGATCATCATCAGAACATTCCAATTGAATAACGTAATCGGGAGCAGTAGTTTTAGCGCTAGAGAAACTTAACGAACTTGTCGTCGTATCAAAAATTAACCAAGTCATTATTTTCTCCAGATAAACATGTAATTGATGTATGGATTATTCCGCATTTCACTATTACCGCCTACGACATAGATATATCCTTCGGCGTACATCGCTTGATATCCATAAACAGTGGAATCGTTTGCATCGACAACTCCTGAATAATCTATAATTGCGGGCCCGACATGACCTGCTAATAAATTATAAATCGTATAGCCAGATGGCGGATATACTTTACCAGATTTGATACTACCTCTCAAATTTGTAAACACACGCCCTTGAACAAATGCTTCAGTCGCCATTAGCATCCCCGATTGCGCGTAAATTGTCTGAACAGATTTAGAATCTACATATTGCTTAGTTGCTGCATGCAGATTTGAAGTTGGATTTGTGTGTAAAGTCAAGAAACCAGACATTACATCGCCAGTTTTTGACACCTTATTAGCAATGTTATTGATAACGTCGGTTGCCGCAATTAGATCAGGATTATCGATCGCCCCATATGCTTTAATGCATGCTATCATTGCCACATTGCGAGGACGAGTTTCAGTACCACCTGTCGATTCAGTATTAGCTGTAAATCCTGGATCATCGGGCGTGCCGCCACCAAAATATCCAAATCGTTCGACGTTAGAATTTGGAAGCCATTGCTGATGCGGGCCCGCCACTTGTTTGTGCGCGTGAGATTTAAATAAATCTGATTGGCCACTGCCCAACGCTCGACCTGGATCTACTCCTCGACCGTTATCCCATCCACGAATAAATTCACCACGCAAATCAGGTAATCTAAATGTTGTGCCAGACCCGCCGTACGTGTATCCAATCATATTAAAAAGAAGTGGATATAACGCAGTCGACACTAGTGTGCCATTGCACTCAAGCCAACCATATGGCACTTGCTTAGCAAAGTATGCAACAGAACCAACGGGCATGCCACTGTTCATTACTGCATTATTTAGCTCATCATCGACATAGTTTTTAGTTGCTGCATGCATAGCGCTTGTCGGTTTAGCATGTAATGTCAAGAATCCTGTCATGTTATCACCAGTTGATAACAAGAAGTTATTATCGATATACGTTTTACTATAATAGTTATCGATATTCGCATTAATCAGATCATGCGCAAATTTAGTGGTCGCAATCTGAGTATCATTTGTCGCAATAGGAGCAGTTGGTGCCGTTGGAATTCCGGTAAAAGATGGAGATGCGATAGTAGATCTTAGATTGACTGCAGTCGTAAGATCTAATACATGTTCCTGAACAAACTTAGTGGTGGCGAGAACTGTACTATTGCTAATTTTATCAGGATTTGGTGCTGTTGGTGCGCCTTCAAATGCAGGTGAACGAAGTTGAGCAATAGTCTCTGTGAAACCATTAAGACGATACATCAAACTCGACGCTGTCGCCCAGACATCACCTTCATTCATATTCTGAGTAAGTGGTGTAATACCTGGCAGAATGTTAATCGATGCATTTGATGCTGTAGCGCCTGTCAATCGTAATCGGCCTAGCATCATTTCCTCGCCAGCACTACCGATGACTTGTAAACTAGATCTTGCGGAACTGGCTGTGCTGGCACCTGTGCCGCCGTGTTCGATCGCGACGACACCATTTACATTATTCGCGAGTGTCGCGTAATCAGCGAGTGTCGACGTATCTGCATTTCCAATCAGCGCGCCGGTGAACGAATCGGCTAGAATATCGCCAGCGTTACTTCTTACAACTAAGGTTTCTACACCGAGAGGCGATTCGATTGATGGATTGTATCCTCTGACTTGCCATGCATCCAGATTAGTTAATGATGCGTCGACTGCATTCAGTCTATCGCTTATCGAATTCCAAGTGTAATCTGCAATGTTAAGTTTTTCAGTCGACGCAATCGCCAAATACTTAAAGTTATTGTCTAACTCATTGTTAGTTAGAGGATACCCTTTTTCTGAACGCAATATGATCGAACTTGGAATGTTTGCCGTAATTAGATTACTATTACCGGAGAATCTAGTAAAGATGATAAGATCTGTTCCGACTGTAATTAAGCCGTCACTAGTGTCAGTCGCTAATGACCAACCTGTGTCGGCAAATACAGTGCCACTAGTTACGATAACTAGTTGACCGCTTTGCAATTGCGGTGATGTCGAACTATCAAAATCGGTTGTTCTTACTAAATAACCATTTCCATCAGGTGCATATATGCCGTTTTGAATAGCGCTGCCACCCGATCCTTGAGCTTTAACTAAAATCCTGTCGCCGGCGAGTATTGACACTCCGTCAATTTGCGTAGTACCAAGTTGAATTGGCAATGCCAAATTGACATAGTCTGTTGTAGCAACTTTTACAGTTAGAATGCTTGTAATCATTTATCGATTCCTTTGGCGTTAAGCAATTGGCTTAACATGTGCTTTATTTGGTCCATATCATTTTTGAGACGTTCGATATCACTTACTTGTTGATCTTGAAGTTGAACTCGTCTTTTCTCGACTTCTCTTCTCTTCTTATACGCATTAAATTCATTATCATCAGTTGCAATGATTGCGTTCGAAGACATATCTCTAACTAAAGAGGTATGTCCTTCGACTTTAACAAATGAATTTATGCTGCGCATGCAATCGCTCTGAAGTTCTTAATACGTGGTACCTTAGACTTATTTATCGATTTCATAACAAGCTTAATCATCACACTGTCAAATGGTGCTAAGTTTTCTATATCTGCAACGACTGCGCCGAATGTATCGTTTGATTTGGAATAAGAATTTGGAACTGCTTTGTAGTAACGCGATGCGATAAAATCACCAGATACTGTCAAACCAGTCTTATAGTAAATTTCAACTTCAGCCGCATCGGGAATGATCGCATCAAACATAATCTTCAACATTTCTGATGGACGACTAAAGTTGATTTTCTTAGTTACGTACTTAGAATGAGTAGATCCACCGACTGGTGCGTACTCAGACTTGAAGTGAGACAACCAAGTGATATCAATTGTCTGGCCGGTTGTCGTATCCATTATAATCTCACCATACACACCTTCAAGTAAGAAATACATATTGCCATCTGCGTCATAGCTTTTTTCAACAATAGTCATGAAACGATCGGCATCAGTTATACCACTATACGTAATTTTTAGAACATCGCCTGAATTCAACTGATTGTTCATATTCTCATATAGAGTTGGCTGCGTCAATGAGTTTATAACTAATGTGTCTTCTGATCCATCTCCATTTGCGTCAATAAGATCGATTGGTTTACCCGTTCCAAGTTCAACTCCTGTGCCAATAGTAAAATAATCTAAATCGGCATCGTTAATGTCAAGAGTTGGCCAGTCGACTTTATTACTAACCATAGTCATAGCAACTCTGCTCAAGTCGATAACTGGCGAAACAGAATTACGAGTGCTCGATGGAGTCAACGTTGCAATCACACTCAATCCACTTGGGAATGTTGGACTTGTATAATTCGCTTCAGACGGATAGACTTTCACATCGTCGAACACAGTGTTTTCTTTAGGAATCATCTTATATAATGCTGGCTGATCAGCGTGATCAATCACTTTTGCGTTATACGAAATAGACGTACCTTCAGGGACTATCTCGGCAATTTCAATCATTGCAGTCTGGAATTCGAAGTTCTCCGATGCGCAAATGTAACCGCCCCCAACTTGACCAGTCGCATTAGAATTTACAACGCCTCCAAATTCAACGACATATGAATTGACTTCGGCCGAGATTAATTGTAATGGTGTATCGAATATATGAGCGCTCGAGATACCATTGATCGATTCGATGACTTGTCTTGTCTTGAGTACGACAAATTCACCTGGAATCATGCCATGGTCTCTGTGCTCAACTCGGCATTTACGACTACCTGTTATAAAGTTCAATGGATTAAACCCAAGATCTTTATATCCCAATTTATTTGGAATGAATTCTATATTAACAGGTGTCGATGCAAATTCTGCGCGCCGAATAACGAACTTCATATCTTGTGTTTGGTCAGCAGTCCATGTCGATGCATTCTGAGACTTAAATAGTACACCGGCGTATGGCTGACTGCTAATTCTAGTATTAGTCATTACGTCGATTGTGTCAGTCTGAGAAATCCACAATCTCCACAAATTAGAATCAGACAATACGACTAAAGCATATTCGACACCATTTTGTAAAAATACAGGAGAAACAAAACTGAACGTTGTTGCTAAAGATCCTCTAGCAGAATCGATGTTAACTTGTCCACCTTTTTTCTCAACTCGTGAGAATGGTAGAACAACAGAACCAGGATATCCATTCACGACTTCGCGAATTTCAACTCGCACTGGCACTTTTGCATCAGATGTTGCAAAGAATAAGTCGACCGATGTAATAAAACATCCACCTTCTTGTTGAACCATGAATGTCTGAGCTAGTGGATCGAACCAACCAGTGTCACGCGTTAAACGATCACTTGTAGTTACAACCGTGTTAGTCGCAGAAATTTGTTCGGATACGATATTCGCAGTACGAGTAGATACGATCGTGCGTTGCATGACTTCGATCATACCCTTTGCTTCGTAGAATGCTCCACCCGATGTAGATTCTTGAGCTGCTCTAAAAGCTGGATTATTTGAAGGGCTATCTGAGAAACGTAATTCGCGAGTACCAGTTCTAAACTTCATCAGTGGGCTACTTGGAATTCTAAAAATTCCGCATAGCATACCCGTGAATGACGTTGTTGGCGCGGCGAAATCAGTTCTATTAACAAACTTAACTCTTGGCTTAACGCCACCCGACAAATATTCACCTTCTAAGTATGAATTTGCGTCAGTTGAAAATGCGCCGGTGCCTTTAATGTTCATTACATAGATGTAGTATTTTCCAAGATATACTTCTTGTCCAACGACAATCGCTGTGTTATTATTGCCGCTAACTTCTTTAATGACTTCGCCGTGATTGAATGCGATTTCAACTTCTTCGGTTGTGTGTTTTGGACCAATTACTTTAGCAGAAATGCCTGTTGCGCTAGTCCCAGAATAAGCTGGAGTTACTGTCACTGCGTAATTATCTGTAATAGCTGTTACTTTATACTTAGTTGGCAATCCAATATTAATAAAATCTCCAACTTGTACTTGCTGTAAGAACGCCGTAGCAGTGCCAACGATAGTTGTACTGCCATCATTGAGCGCCACTGTACCAGACAGTGTTGCACCATCATTGTATTGCACAGAACGTGCTGCATCCGATGATACGGCGCTGCCGGCATTACGAGTTACATCGAATGACCATGGATACAAACTTCCATCCGTTTTAGCTAATGGCACAACTTCAAATCTTGTTGCAGCTGTCATATAACTATCAACTAATGTATTATCAAAATATCCATACATTATAGTTGATGGTTTAAAGCCATATCCTGTAAATAGCACAGCTCGTGGGCGAATGTAAGGAACTAGTTGTGTATCAACAACGCGATCTTCGAGAACTCGACTATCAACTTTATCTACGACGAATGATCGAGTACCTGCTCGTGATGATGTAGTTTCAATCGCCTGAGTTTCGATTGTAAGAACACGAGATCCGGCGACAGAGTTTGCTTGGGCACTACCAACATTATGATTAGTATTACCAATAAAATCTAGTTCTTCTGTCGTAAACGTTGCACGATTTCTCCAGAAAGAGCCACCATTATTTGTTGCGTTTAGAATTTCATTGTTTGCAGTAGACCATGCGCCAAGATTTTCTAGACGAGATCCAAGTGAGCTTGCACTAGAGAATATCGTCTGCCAAGAATTCCACACTGTTCCAAGCACTCCATCAGCGTTCGCTTTTGCAACAATAGCATTATATTGAGATTCGTCGTTCAAGATAATATCAGGACGGTGATGAGTCGAGAACCACGTGTCACTCCATGGATTGATGTCAACGACACCTTTCCATGTGTATAGCGCAAATGGATTAACGTTCTCAGTCATTGACGCTTTAGTCTGAGTAATCAACTCAGTTTCAGTGAATGGCAGTGTTACGATGTCGCCCGACACCTTGTAATTTTTAGTAGTTGCGCCGACATTTTCGAGCAATGAAACTTGTTTTTGTGCAAAAAATGGGCGCAACTCTTTGTTAGTGGAATCGATCGATGCATTCCAATCGTCAGATGCTGCATTACCAATTCCCTGACCATCAAATGAATCTACAATAAATCCATTTTGGAATCTATCAAATCCAGAAGAGTCAATGATACGCATGTTCTTTGTATCAAGTTCAGACAATGTCAATGAAGTGTAATACTCCAAATCTTGAACTCGGCGCTCAAGTTTACCAATATCGCGCATTGTATAGCGCTTATTTTCTTGGCGATTAACAACTGTTCCAAGTTGGTCACCGCGTTTAAACGTATATGGTTCAACTGAAATTTGCGCCAACTTCATCGACATATTTGGCGTACTAGGTTCAGATGGATTCGCAGATGGAATTCCACGATTCACGATGAACGCGCCGGTGCTACTCAAAGAGACATTGTCGACACGAGCTAGATTGTTTTTATATTTAAATGAACCAGTTGTACCAAATTTTGGAAAGTATCGAGGTTGAAAACTTGCACCAACTGCGTAAGGACGGAAGTCGATAGAGTCGCGCAATGGATATGACGCAACAGTTGGAATCTGGTCATAGCGCAAACGAGAATTTGCGTGAGTATACGAATTCACTGCGATAAAATCACCGGGACTATTCTCGATCGATGACAAATACTCATACTTAATTAAAATCGGTCCAGTTGGCAGTGCTGCACCTGGCGCCAAAGTTAATGAAGAAAGTGCAATCATTGATGCATCTTGACCGGCGTCAAATTGATATCTATTCGTAATATTTACAGTATAAACTGGAGATGCAGTTCCCCATGCATTAGTCGACATCATAACCGACACGATGCGAGTTACATACGAATGATTCAACTTAATAGTCTTTGCTTGCGCTGCAACTTGCGTTATAAGTTGCATACCTGGAGGCGGAGCATCGGTTAGAGTGCGACGAGCTTGTGCATTTACTGCATCGGATCTCTTTAATGTTGCTAGTATCGTGTGCGTGCCAGCGTTTGCCAAACCAGTGACGACTAAGTTACCGCTCGTTATAGCAAGAGTTGCGCCAGCGATAAGCGCTCCAGTCGCATTATATGAGATGATATAGTTATCATCGTCATTCACTGATTCAAAACTATATCCAACTGGAGGTGCAATAGTAAGACTACCACCAGCAGCAGTAGCGGTCAATGGTGCAACAACAGAATATGTACATTCTTCGATGTCAGCAATCGCATAATCTGGCATCGGCCAAATTAGATATCCATCATCTGGATTTTGAATGATAGTCTGATTAGTCGTAACGTCTTGCACTACATTGCAATTGAATTTAGATGCATTATCGTATATCGATTTTACGTTTGCAAAATCTTTGCCTTGATTCATACGAATATCAAACAAGAACAATTTATATGAACCAGCAGTATGTCTTTCTAATGCTCGAATTCGGGCGTATCCAATTACAGCTTCTGTTCCTAATACAACAGAATGCAGTTTAACTTCCGGCAAAGTTACTAAGTCTGGAGTATACGTCACTGAATCGACGATGATATAAGAACCCATCGATAAATCGATCGATGTAGTCTTACTCACTGAAACAGAATCTACGACTGCAGGTAAAGAATTTACACCAAAATATTCACATAGAGCAGTTGATCCAGTTGGAAGTGCTCGACTCTTTTCTGCGGGCAAGAATTCAGTTGAAATCTTTTCAATTTCATAACCACGAACATATGCTTTACCTGCTTCTACGCCATACGCTAACATTCCATCAAGGCGAATATGGTCATCTAATGTGAAATCTGCGAAACTACTATTGCCAGATGCAAATGTGTATACACCATTATTGAAATTTGGATATAGAATGTATTCCCACACAATGTTATTATCTGTGATGCTATCAACAGAAGCGAACACACTAAAATCTGGTCTAATGTTTCCAGATAGTCCACTTGTAGTCGCTACATAATATAGAAAACTGATGCCATACGGAACTTTAATTAAGTCGCCCTGAATGAATTTTTCGCCAGACGCCCAATCGCCACGAAGGTTATTGCGATAGTCTCTAACGCTAATTGCAAACTGAGAAAGCGCGTAATCACCCGATTCATCATATGTTCGACGAGCAAGAGTCTTCTCAATTTCTGCGTATGTAGTACGATCTACTCTAAATAATACTTGACCGAGCTTCAAACGCAATAAATCAATGAAGTCTGTTTCTTCTGTGATAGTCACAGAGTCTGGATCAAGCGTAATTTTAGTTAACGCCAAATCCATCTTATATCGAGCAGCACCCGGCGCGGCGTAATTCGGCGAACCCAACGCATTGTCTAGCAATGATTCATCATCATCAGAATAAACAATAGACTCAGTTAATTTAAGACCAACACGGTAGCTCGGCGTATTACTATACTTGTCAAGAACAATTGTTTGATCTTGTGCTAAGACGAAATTCTTTTTAATGTAATAGATACCACGTTGAATAGTCGCAGTGGATGCAAGACCAATTGGAGGATATGGAGTCTCATCGACTTCACCGACTGTAACGCTCAGTCCAGGTGTTTCGTCGACTGGCGTCAATAATTCGTTTACAGTGAATGATTTTATGTTATTGCCGGCTAAATCTTGCACCGAATTTATATACTTTACGAAAATAGTATTGGGTTCGAGAATACCATTAACTGTTTCCGCGCTCGTGAATGTAACGACTTTTGCTATTAGACCAGCAGAGTTCTTTATTTCTTTACCGAGTAAGCCATTAAGAATTGCTGAAATATCAATGGAAATATCAGTTACTAATTTAATGTATGCAATAGACGTATCATAAGAAATCTGACCAGGTATGATCATCGATCCTTCTTTAAACATATGATCGCCATGACGACGAACTTGCTCTTGAAGGATTGTTTGTAACTGAGTTAATTCGCGCGCTTGAACTGCGAAACCAGGTCTGAACAAAACTCTGTGAAACTTACTGTCTTCAGAGTAGTCGTCAAAGAATGGTTCAGTGTTAAAATCTATTGCCATGGAGTGTTCTCTTAAAAGCTAATCAAAGTTGATGTTACGATAGTCTGTTCGTCTGATGAAGCAAACTTAATTCTGTTGTCGATATATAGCATCTCGCCTGTATATTTGTCTATGTTTGGTAAACTAACGGCTGAGATAGATATCGAATATGCGCCATTAGAAATAGTATTTCCAGCGCTTGGGATAAAATTATCATTGACTGTAGTTACTAGATAATATTTATCTTCTTGAATTGACTTCTCAATTAGAGTAAATGTTTTTGAAGAATCCGACAATAAATTTAGCATATCGCCGACTGCATAATTGTTGTACGCGACTATGTTGTCAGCGGCGATGCCACAAATAAATGCAACCGATGTTGTACCTGTACTATTTCTATAATGCGACTTCTCTCCATATTTATATGGATTTTTCAAGATTGAAATTTGTCGATAATCGCTATTGACTTGAACACCATGCATTTTTTCTAAACCCAAACGATTTGTTAGTTTAATTGTATTCGCCATCAATTCGGCGACGGCATCACGGCCGTGACCACCCTTAGGTGAAATGACAACTCTAAGTTCAGCTGCAGCACCACCACCCGATACGGTTGCAGTTGCGTATGAATAACCAGAGCCCTGATTAGTGACAAGCACTCTAACAATACTACCGTTTTCGACTATCGGTATAGCTGTTGCGCCTGTTCCATCTCCGGAGATGTTAATTATTGTGCTAGCAGTATATCCAACGCCTTGATTTTCAACTACTATAACTTGAATAGAACCATTTACTGCCAATAGTTCGACAGTAGACTGTTTTGTTTCGATATCACCGATGCCAAAATTTAATGAAATGACAGCTTTTCTAAATCCAGCAACATATCTTGGATCTGAGATATCTAAACCTTCTAAAATTTCTGCAATAGAATATGGATCTAGAGGATCCAATTGCTTATACATTTTAAGGTCTGCACTGGCGTAAGTATATCCAATACCTGGTTCTACAACATTCAATCCTTGCACTTCACCGTTAGATCCAATTAAAGGAATGATGATCGCTTGATTTTTCTGAGTTGATGAATTTAAATCACAATTAAATTCTCGACTGATTACAGTCACGCATGTTGTATTAGGTGATAGTAATGTTGCGTTTTTAAGCAAATACGCAACAGGATCGGTTGTGAAAACACCTGTTGCTTCAACAATCACAGTCGTACTATTCGTCGTCGCAATTTTTACGACGCCTGAAGCGGCGTTACCAGTCTGAGTAATGGCATCGCCTATGATAAAACTATGCGCTTCAGATAATTCTAATTCGACATAATTCGTCGTTGCAGCGAGCGGGCCGGCAAATACATTCTGATTGAAGATAAGAGGAGACGTATATCCATATCCTTGGTCTAACACAGTGATAGTATCGACCTCAAATAGTCCTGATGCACCAATAGGTCTGAATGTAACGTCTAACCATGGCATTTTACCATAACTGCGCTGAGGTGGACTGAATGTAAATAAACTACCCGATGGTTGAGCGGAGTATATTCCACGATCAAGAATGGTGATAGTTTTCAATGAATACGGATTTTGTTCATTATATCCATCGCCATTTATGACTAATTCTGTTTTAGTCAATCCATCATTATCATATTCTATCTCAAATTCTAATCCCAATCCTGCAGTAGTCGCGACTATTGGCACTGGCTGAACTGTATATCCACTGCCTGGATTTGTAACTGCGATAGAAATAATTTTACCCAAATCGCCAACAGAATTAACTACAGCCGTCGCAACAGTTCCTCCTGCAGAAGGATTTGGAAATGTAATAGTAACGCTATCGGTTGTGTAACTGGATCCGCCATCAAGAATCAAAAAGCGTTTCACTTTCCATGTGTTTGGTGAATATGCAGCACCTGCATATTCAATCGAATAATCTACAACAGATCCATTTGAATAAAATTGATTCGATAGCGCTGTGGTTACGGGCAACCATGCAGATGTAAGAAACTTGTTGCGCAAATACAGTGGCACTGTATACATAAACTTCCATATGTAATTATCTGGAGTTATGAAAGCGTCTGAGCTTACACCAATCGGTTGATTGATGGACGGTCCGTTGTTATTATTGAATAAACATTTATAGACATTAAAGTCAGTCGTCAACACATAAAATACTGCTTGATCTAATGATGTTGCGCCAGAAAACGCAGGACGATCGACAGAATAGTCATCGTACATATCATATGTATAACCTGGCACCCAATTATGACGTTTAACAATGATACACGCATCATTCGAATCGATCGCTTTCGCGTAAATCATATTTCGGCGAGTTTCAATTTCATACGAATATGAATCGATCGGAGCAGGAGGTGTAGTCTCGTCAGAAATTAATACAGTTTCGCCTTCAACTGTATCAGTGATTGTAGGCCATTCTGTATTTTTGCCAAACACATAAAAATAATGAGACACATTGGAAAATATCTCTGTGAAAATAGACTTAACGATGTTAGTCTTTAACGAAAATTTGAGTAACGCCATTATTCTATAACCTTTTAGTTTTCATCTTGCGACTATCAGAAATGCAGACATAAATTCCACATTTCAAATAGAACTCTAAAACGACTCACGAATGAGTCGAATTAGAATTAGGTCATTATTGAATCGTCACTGTCCACGTAATTGTCAACGCATCAGCTGGAAGCTTAGTCACGATTGGATATGTCGTACGGCAAAGCATAACACCAGCAGAAGAAGCATTAAAAATACCTGCTTCACGAAGAACAGCACCGCCGCCTGGAGCAGATGGATTGTTTGCAGCAAAGTTAGCAGAATAAGTGACAACGTTAGAAGACGAAGTCGCTGTAGTCAAACCTGCTCGGCTATAGCCAGTATAACCACCGCCAACAGTCAACTCAGCGCCTAGACCAGTATCACCGACAACTTCGGCTGTAGCGCTTGTACCAATGCCCATGTGAGACATGATTGCAGATGTAGTGCCGACCATACGAGAAGCGATAAACGTCTTACCCGTCGAAACCACTAAGTTAGGAACATACAACTCTTGACGAATAGTGTTCGTAAGAGTGTCTGTAACGATGATAGATAAAGAACCTTGAAGTTCTACGATGTTTTTGTATTTTGGAATCAGGATCATAATGATCTCCTTATGTTATTGAAGTAGCTGGTTGGTATCCACTCGCCCAATCAAAGTAGCCGTCAGGGCCGCCTGCATCGTACGAGTTAAATTGAATTCGTCCATCGGTACTATTATTTATAGCTTCGAAGAAGTTCTTTCCTTTATTTTGGAATAATATTAATGGACTTTCTATCGCTGAAACTGAGTCTATATGAGACTTAGTGTCATTCATCGCTATATTGTCACCTAAACTGACAATATCTACGTTGAATTTGAAATACACAGATCTGTATGTTTCAGATAGTGCTTGAATTTCTGTTAAAATTTTGATATATTCTGAATGCTCTATGTCGCTCACACTGAAAATATCTTCTAGCAGCGTTACGGGTATGATGATAAACGTTTCAAGAAATTTAATAAACTCGAAATTAAATACAGATGAACCACCAGGTGAATCTTTTAATAGTTGGAATGTTTCATTTGTTTCATTTGTTATGTCATTAGCGACTTTATTCAGATTATTCGATAAGGCATCGTTGATTATTTGTGCATCTTGTTTCAGTGCGGCGAGAGCGCTTATAATGTAATCTACAGTAGAACTACTATCATTTAGATTTTTGTTAAATAAAACGTCTCTTATAGAAGATAGCGTCTGTGCTAGTGCCGTATTAAATGATTTCGACACACCGTTGATAGAATAATCGCCAATGACTGGTAACAAATCAGTGTGTAATTTGCTAGCGCTGTAATTATATGCGTCTAAAGTTAGTGAATTGATATCAGTTACATTCTTTAGTGCATGATTAACATACACATCAGTCGTGCTAGCACTAGATTCCACGTTCTTTAGCGCATGATTAACATACACATCAACAATAGGTTGAAAATCAATAAGCGCTTTTTCGACAAATGAATTTATAAAGTCTGGTTCAATCACAGAATCCGTGTGATTCTTGTATATGTGGCGCACTACAACTTCTACATATTCTGATACTATGTCATCTAATGCCTTATACACGTGTTTAGCTTGTTCGTCAGACTGATCTGTATAATCCTCTAAATTTTTATGTACATGTTTTTCAGTTATGCTATCTATTAAGATATCTGATATATCCGCTAAAATCTTAGTCGATAGTAAAGAAGCTTGGCCTTGATTAGAATATACGGGAGCTCCACCTGGCGCTGGTGTTATCGTATCAGTATGAGTAACACCATATTCATCGATGTATGTCGTGTATTGTGTCCATCCAATACCTCGATCGCCAGTGATCACAGTTGATGGAGGATTGTCAAACAATGGCAATTGTAAGACGCTTCGCACAGATGGAGTTTTTGCGAGTAAATTCAATTCATTGTAAATATTGTACTCTGAGAAAATCTTCATGCCCGATGGATGAATTAGTGCTTTTACAATATCGGCATAACGACGTAATTCTTCTTCGACTCGTACAACGTATGAGAATGCTTGATAGTAATTTCCATCTTGAATATAAATTTCGTCTGAAATAAACCCATCAGACTTTAAGTAATAACCAGGATATTTTGCAACGGCTCCAATATCAACTTCAATGATCGAAAGATCTTCGTCCATGACAGTCTGGGAACCATCATTATAAAACTGTTGTTGAATGTCGCCAACATAACCAGTATCAGCGAAGTAACGGTCGGACGCAAATGTTTCATCTGACACTGGTACATTCGTATCATAATAGAAGTACGTCTGTTTCGATGCCCAACCTGAATCAATAAATCCTGCTGCTTTTTCATTATACGCTGGATCTGCAGGATTGTATGGTGTATTTAGTTTTAAAGGATGTATATACTCAAAGTTTGTCATATCTTTACTTGACAAATATGAATAAAATTTAGTTACATAATCAAGACCAAATTTAATAATCTGAACGCTCTTTATGCTGCCAAGAGAATCAACTTTTGTAATTTTAATAAGACATCCACGACCAAGTTGTGTATTTAATGCAAAAATATCTCCTGCTTTAAATCCAGCTCCGCCTTTGAAAATTTTAACTTTGGTCGGACATTGTAGAACAGGGCTTTCGAAAAAAGTTCCATCTTCCATCTCGCCGCGCACCATTGACCCGACTGTAATTTCATTTGCGTAATCGCGCTGAATAAACAATTCGTGAATAGTCTCTGAGTAATTTACAGTGTTTTCAACGTATGTCGTAATGACTTTCGTCGGAGTCGTGATAGTAATAAATCGACCAACGAGTTCACTCATTTCAAACGACATCATGTCCGTCATATCGATAAAGATCGATACGTCTTGTTTCCAGCGGCCATCAGACGCACGAAGAATCTGAGTCGATGGATAGAATAATTCAGCTTCTTTATTGAATAATACTCTAAACAAGAATTTAAACGAATCTTCTGATCCTCGTGCAAGATAGAACTCACGTAAGTGTTTAAGAATTAGCGCTTTGTCGGTGGCTAAATTAATTGGAAAATTCTTCGCAAGTTCACTCTTGAACTTATCGATAAATTCTTCGAGAGTAGTATCAACGTCGCGAATAGTCTCTAGTTCTTGTGCCTGTGTCTGTTGTAAGTAATCGTAATAAGTCTTGATAAACTCTACGAACAGAGGATAATTTTCCCGAATATGCTCGGGAATTTGTCTCTGCGCAACTATTGACTGTTTAATCTTAGCCATTTTTAATTCCGACTAGTCGTAAATTTGTAATTCGTTCCACCGACAAGAGTGCCCGATGAAATAGCATCTTCGATTAATGTAACTTTGATTCTTGATGAAGGTATGTCGACAATCTGATTTCTTATCGAGACAATATCATATGAGGATGTTTTAATGATAAAGTAAAAATTAGGTTCTTTTAATGCAACAATCTTTAGACCATAAATTGTCACGAGACCATTCGCATAATCAATTTTTCCTATTTTTGCGTTTGACACTGATTTCTTACCGCTGCCTTCGATTTTTCTAAATAAACGAATATTTCCTTCACCATCATCATCAAGGTAGTAGATATTTTCTGTTTCATCGATATAAAATCCTGTAGACAAGAATGCTTCTTCGGCAACGTCGGCTGAATAAATTGGATTCACTAGATTTAATTTATACTGCGCCATGATGTTATACTTAGGATCCACTTCGACGTGCGCTTTAACTTTAGTAATGTTACTCTGAATTGATGTATCGACGCCATCGATTAAAGCAGCGAATTTTGACATTCTGAACACACCATCAAATTTCTTTAGATTATCATTTCTATATTTTTCAATTGTCGCGATAACTGACGCTTTGATGTCATCCGCCGAACGAGTAGTATTCGTTTTATTGTAATAAATCGTAGTGTCAATGTCTAATTGTATATATGATGGACGAACAAACTCGGGTGTAATTGAAACGATAGATCGAGGTTTGATGATCTTTTCAGCAATGTAATTTTCTTCAGCGACAGTCAAATATGCTTTGTTTACAGGCTTAATGGAAATATAAACTTTTCCATACACAGGAGGATCGTTGTCTTCTCCGCCCCAAACTGAAACAGAGTCAATGTTTTGATAATATCGTTTAATGATCGACATATAATCGACTGGCGTCACAGCGCGATTCTGATTAAAGAACGATTGTGAAACGTTTTGTTTAATTTCAGCGATTGTTTCTTTTTCATCTCCACCAAACGCAGAACTAACTAATGAAATACCAATTCCTCCGCCGAGACCGGAACCGGCATATGCAAATAGAGAGGCACCATTCGCTGCGTCTTTATTTGTTACAATACCAGAGATTGAAATAACGTTGCCTGTTGCGATTGGCTTACCGAGATTATTAGAACCAAATGAAATCTGATATGTTTCGTCTTCAAGTTCTTTGATCAAATAGATTTCATCTTCGGGTGTTAATTCTAGAACTTCTGTTGAACGAATATAGCGCGAAAAGTCTGGATTCTCGCCTGTCGGTTGGACAGTGACAGTCATAGTCGCTAAGTCGATGTCTTTATACGGAATAACGAATTTTTGATCTGGTTCTGTGCAAACGTATGTCAAAGTCTTTGGCGAACCTTCATATATTTCAACGTTATTGAATGTGTATGTCGTGCCCGCTAAGCTCGCAGTGTAATCTTGAATAGTGTAAAATGTATATGAGACAGAATCGATAGTCGTGTTAAATGGCGTCTGTCTTGGTATCGTCAATGTCTGTGCAGTTGCTGCAGAATTAGTGACAATGATGTTTATCATTGCTTTTGCACAAGACGATGACTTTGGAGTATATCCAAAATTATTGGCGATTGAAACAACGCTGCTTCGCTTACTCGCCGAATCAAGAAACATTTCGTTGACGGCGAGATTTGTATACAACGCGTTGTAGTGAGTATTATATGCCAGTACGTCTAGTAATGTAGCGAGTGCCGATCCTTCAAAGTTGTAGTCAGTGAATACTTCCTGACCCGACATGAAGTTTTTGAGGTTTTCACGAATTTGATTAAAATCTAATTCTGAAACTTTTATTCTTTGGTTTGTTGACATTATCTCGTTCTTTCCAGTATTAGATTAACTTGAATCGGTGCTTCTGTATTACGAATCTTGAATGTAATAACTACATACAGACTATTGTTTTCCGGACTAAGATCGACACTAACATCCATTAATACTGCACGTGGCTCAAAGTTATTAATGACATCGCCTATTGTTCGTTCGATCATCGCTGATAATAATGGTGAAGCTGGCTCGAATAACAGAGTATTCACTTGAGATCCGATTTCTGATCTAAATGGTCGCTCATAATTACGAGTCATAATCAAATTACGAATTGATTGTTTGACAGCTTCTTCATCTGAACGCACCGACACGTCCTTTGTCTTTGGATGAAAAAGGAAGTTAAAGTCAACGTCTGTATACGTCCGCGTCGCCCTAGCCATATATGAATCCGATAGTGTTTGTCATGATTATATTTATACTTAAGATATGAATGAATTAGAAGAACCTTTACCTACAGCGTCACCGCAAGAAATATTATCACCAATCATTGCGCACAAAGAACCTTCCATATAGAATGTCCCCGGCGCTTCAATTATGACTCTACCATCTGTCGGGTGAGTAGTGTTACCACTCGAATGTGCTGCATATTTAGTCTGACCTCTTAGTTGTATCGCACTTCCACCAAAGAACGCTGTCGTTGTATATGGCCCGACGTCGTTAGTTGGAGGAAACCCTCCATGGCCAGTCGATAATCCACCTTGAATTGCGATAGCTGGCATATTAGTTACCTCTCGCTCTAATTATGTCGACTGCGTTCTTTAATGCGTTCATGCCAGGCGTCCAGTTCTTATCGCTTACATCGATTGTATACACTTTCTCGTTTCCGTTCGCAGTTGCAACAAACTCAAATGTTCTAAATCGAACAGTATCGGGAATGAATTCAATCATCTGATACACTTCGTCCATGTCTATCTGCTCCCATGTTCCTTGAGTCTCAGTTCCACTCTTTGTTATAATGTTTCTGTCGAAGTCTAAGTATATCACAGTATCAAAGAAGATATATTTGAAATATCCTACAATAGTCGCGGGATCTCCGCTTGTTACTGTCACAGTCTCTTGCGCACTAGATGGAGTTATCGTCACTGGATAATTTGTAGGCCCCAATATATCGTCAATCTCTTGATAAGAAATCGAATGAGAAAAATTCTCAAATTCTCGCACAGTTCCAAGTAATGTTTCAACAGGAGCCCAAACAATCTCAATAGCCATCTTTACGCCTTACTCGGTCGATAGATACCGACTATGCTTGAATGTCTTGGACTAATGCCATTGGCGTAATTCACTGTCACCGATCCGCCCTTTGGATTATTATCACTAACTTTGCCACCACCCTGGTTGCCTCCGATACACGTAATATTTCCATTTGGTAGAACATCATAGACAAAACTGACATGACTATATGTCCATACTACGATATCACCTGGTTGCGGTTCAGTGACTTTAGTCGCTTTCCATTTATCTGCTTTATCTCTAATATCAAAAGCACGAGCACTTTGGACATATCGATAGTTACATTGCTTAAGAGTCCAATTTACAAAACCAGCACACCACGCAATCTGATCATTATTGAATTGTGGGAATCCTAAATCTTTCCACATTGCGATAATGTTAGGATTGCTCTTTGGCGACTTCATACCCGTCTCAGACCAATATCCTTCTTGTGCCAACGCATATTGTTTTCTTAAGAATTCAGCGAGATCACTTGGTTCAGCGCCAGATGGAGGTATTGGTTTTGCTGCGTCGCCAATGTCAATTTGAGGTGGACGTTCTGGATTTACTCCAGCAGCTTCGGCTTCAACACTATAATATTTAGATGGATTGTTCTTAAACTCGGCAAGCGCTGTATCATTCTGACTTTGCAACTCCACTTTTAATTCAACTGGAGGTGCTGGTCGAACTGGCGTTTGCAGAGTATCGAATGTATCGCCTTTTGTGCCAATGACACTTGGTGCAACTTTTGTGAGTGGAACTAACGCTTTTACGTCTCCATCGACTGCTGCAGCACTAGCGCTAGATCCTTGTTGTCCTCTAAATTCTGCGCCATCAACATTGACATTGCCGCCCGCTGCTTTAATGTGCTGTGTTGCGCCTGTCATTAACATATCACCATCTGCTTTCACCGAGTATGCGCCTGCAGACGATGTCTGAATAGTCGATGCACCCTTAACTGTTACTGCTCCAGTTACTTGAGTCGCACTAGTTCCTGTGACTTTCTTAGCGTAATTTCCCGTTGTCTGAATTGATTCATTGCCGGTTATCGCAGTGTTCGTTGACCCACCAACAGTCGTATTGATATCGCCATCAACTTTAAGATTAAAATTTCCACCAACTGACATGTTGACATCGGCGGCGCAACCAATATCGACTTGAGCATGGAACGTCGCAGTCGTTGCGCCATTGACTTCGATATCGGCATTGCCTTGCACTAGAATACTCGCTGAGTTTCCAACAAAGATATTGCAGCGACCTTCGATCGAGATAAATCCATTTCGATCGATCACCGTATAGCCATCACCGACAATCTTATTGACTTGTGTGCCATTCGCATCCACGTCGACAAATGTGCCTTTTCTATGATACAATCCGATGTTCTCATGACCTGGTGTATCGTCAAATGTTTGCACATGACCAGACTCGGTTTCATATACTTTAGAATATGGATATCTACCACCAAATGGGGCGAGTGGTTGTTCCCATGTTCCTGCTGCGCTATTAGCTGTTGCGATACCGACTGTTCTAGACTGATCCTTAAATGCTATAGCAGTTTCTTTGATGACGCCGCGACTTAAGCGATTAGTGTCTGGTTCGTCGAGTAAGTTACGCAATGGATACTTTCCCGAAGGATCTTTAAATCCAATTGTCGTAGCGTCAGAACGATCTTCGAGCAAAGCATGTTGTTTAGTCTGTGGTAAGCTTGCAACTTCTTCTTGCGTATATGTCTTTTGTTCATCGGCAGCAGGTTTATTAGTCGAATCGGTTATAACTCCTTGACCAAGAAAATACTGATAGAAGATAGTTTTCTTCTCTTTACCGGATGAGGCGCCACCTGTTCTCTTTAGTGCCGCAGCAAAGTAACCCGGACTATTGATGTCATGTTTGACATTCAACTTATAAAACATCGCTGTGCATAATGCAGATGTTTCTATGTCATTAATCAGAATATTCGGATTAGTCGATATTGGAGCGTCTATACCGATCTTCTTAAGTTCTCGTTCTAATTGTTCGTACAATGCTCTGCCGGTAATTTGATTGAATCCTCGTCCATAAAATAATGCGCCATCATCGGGTAACTTATTGCCGCATCCTCGGCCATTCTTATACTCAGGACTATAAATGAATTTAAAGAAGTCCGGACGAGCGCCTTTCCAACGAGCATATTCATTTGCTTTCTCTGGTTGTGAAGCAAATACACCCGAGAATATTTGACGCAATGCATCAGCAGAATAACTAAACCCTTCTTCTAATGGAAGCCAATCCGATTCACCACCGCATATCGCCAGCACAGAACATTTCGCGTATTTAGATGTCAAGCCAACTTTATCGCATGCCGCAATAAGAGCTTCAATAGATCTTCTCTTTTCACCTAATCTTGAAGACGCATACTTGCCCGGTGGATCGAGAGGAATCCCCTTTGCCAATACTTCGTCAGCGGCCTTAGATGGTTCTGGTTGCGCAGTGATATTTGCATCTTCGGCTTTAACGATCTGAGGTGTTATCGTTGGTTTACTAGTGTCTGTCGTGCCAATCGCAGGAGATTTGGTGCTCGCAGCCGCAGCAAATGGATTGCCGGGTAGTTTAAATCCAAGATTATTAGCGATGTCTGTGAGTATACCACCCAGAGCATTATTCGCTGAGCCAACATTGACGGCCGATCCATCGCTAGACGTAACAGGTTGACCCGACGAATCGACGAGAACACCGCCATCAGTCGCAAGACTATCTGAATTATCGATGACACGCTCTGATGCTTTACTTTGCGGAATTCCACCAATCGTACCAATCATAATTGGCATCTGCAATTCGTCATCGTGGAACATAATGACAACCCATGTTCCAGGTACTGGACCAACAGGCGTCCAACCAATGCCATTAATTGCTGCAGATGTTATTGGCTGCAAAGGAAACGCCCAAGGTAGATCGGATGTCGGAAGTGTTGTCTTATCTTCTGTATGAAGACCAACTATTCTAACTTGGCATCGACCAAGCTTAAGTGGATCGTCACGAGATTCAACGCAACCAGTATATAAATTTGTACTCATTTAGTAATACTCATAATAACAGAATTCTTAATTAGTTCCATGTTGCATGTATGACTTTCTTTTGTGATACTATGACTTATTGCTGAGACAAGATATCGACCCGATAAAATTTCATCGACATGTGTTTCACTTTGTTCTCGAGTGATTTGAGTTGCTTTTGGTATATTGAGTTCAACAACTTGGCCAACAGTGTAGTCGGTCCGACCGAGAATCTGAATATTGACTTTATACTTTTGTAGATTCTGAAAGAACGACATTCTTTTTTGAATAGTGTCATAATTCGTAACGTCGGCGAAGTTCGTGTAATTCGAATGGTGTCGCCCCATGACAATAATTGAACTTACAGAATTCGCGACAGCGTGTTTCGAGAACGATTGATTCTTATTAAGTAAAGTCGCTGGAGTTCCTTTATCGGTTTTCAGATTAAAGTCCCGAATGTTATATTGTTTAGTGACAAGGTCATGACTAATGATTCGAGATTTTAAACGACCACTTTGAATATCTTCCATATAATCAGTTAACACTGGCACATCGAATTCTAGAATTCGTTTGAAGTCTTCTTGAATATTTCTAGTCGCTGATACGCCATTTTCACTGTCTGGACTTCGACTGTAATTATCTTTGATAAATGTGCTATACGTTGGGGCTTTTAATAATTGATCGATCGATCGAAAATTGAATCCATATCTATTTTCATAAAATAAGTATGTCGCAGACTTCTCATTATTCACAGCGTTTGTCGCAAGAAAATTCAGACAATGAGATGGCGTCCAATATGACGCCGTGAACGCAGTTTTATTCGATGTCTTTTCGATATAAACTTGTTTCTTCGTATTCAATCCAGTCGCAGTAAATAACTTTGTCGCAATTTCTGCGCAATTCCCTTTAAATGTTTGACTTAGTTTTCTGTTAGCATCGAGTAACCATTCTTCAGAGATAGCTTTAATTGTATACATAACTTCGCGTTCTTTTGTATACATTCTATCAGTTATCTTATAAATGTAAAATGAACCTTCGATACCGCGCTTCAATGTTGGAGTTTTAATAGAGACATCGATGTATTCTTCGCCAACGAATGGAAACAAATTGAGATAATCGACAGACTCGCGCAACACGATCGATAGTGTCATGAAAGGAGAAAACAGATCCTCGTACACATCGATAGTTTCAATTTGCGCTGCGATATTCGCTAAATTTCCATTCAGCGATCTTAGCACAACTTTATTAAGTTTTACATCGCCGGCGAAACGTAATACTGATTGACTATCTTGCATGTTATCCCATTATTTCGCGATATTCGCGAAGAACTTGTTCGATTAATACAGGCGAAATTAATTTGATGCGGCGCTTCTTTTCGTTTTCATTCACTTCAAATTCATAGTTAGTTATGGGCGTGTAATTTTCGTTTAATTCATATCCATTATTTGGAATATTAAAATTCGCTAAAGTCGTGTATACGACAGTCCCGCTATCAGGATCTGTTCTAACTCCATTTAGAGCGCACAATTGATTCGCTTCAAATCTACCAAAATCGATCTGAACAATCGCAGTATTTGTTGTTTCATCTAGTTCAGTTATGCGTGCATTTGAGTTTGGCATTGATATAATAAAATCATTGATTCTTGCTAATGCCATTACGTTAACAGGCAATTTGATAGTCGCAACTGCTTCTTCGTAAACGCCATCTCGTTCATAATGGTGCACGTCGTATATGTTATCAACTCCATATGTATTCTTGATATGTTGATCTAATTCATTTGTCGTTAAAGGAAAGTCAGATAGATAATCATATCTCTGATTAACAAGCATGATAACCCAATGATATTCTGGATTTCCATAGATCTTTTCTGATATGATCTCGGGCGTTTCACCTTCCTTGATATCATACTCATCGTATAGAGTTATGTTTTCTAGTGTGCTTTTTCTAACTCGGACATTGGCAGTGATATCTGTCAATACTTGCAGGAAAGTATCATCGCCAGCATAATTTGGGAAGTCGTAATATATACGAGGAAATTCTGAAAAGTACATAATTGTTACTCGATAAAGGATTACATGTATTTCTCGATTGTTTCTTTCGAAAGAAGAAGCAATTCTTTGAATGTCATTGTGACATTTATTTGTGTTGGCATACCATCGTCAAACGTAGTGAATACACCATTAGGCGTGTAGTTAACGTTCATTTCTGTAAGAACACAAGACGTGTGTCGATGAATATTCAAATTTTCTTTATTTTTGAAATAATACGTGATATCGAATTCTGAAGGATAAATGTATAGAAATGCGTCTTTTGTAGTAAACTCTGGATGCATATGATACTTAAAAGCTCGAATAATATTCATTACATTCGTAGCTTCTGCAGAAGACTTTGGAGAAAATTGATAATCAAATGTGAAAGTTCGAAAATCTACTTGATTAAATGCTTGTTCTTTCTTTGGATTAGCAGCTAATCCTGCCATTACGCCTGCGGTGGCGCCGCCAGGAGCTGCTTGAATTGCCGCTGCTGCTAACACTTCTCCGGCAATACCGCCTGTTCGTTTAGGACTTACATCGCCACTCAATGCAGCGCCAATTTCTTTAGCGCCTTTAGCGAATGCCGATACCATTTGCGTATCTACTTCGCCCCAGTTAGCAGAATATCGCGCATTTAATTGATTTGGAATATATAACGCGATAGCCGACTTAAGTCTTTTCTGTGGGCGAGTAAATGTTGGAGCTTTATTATCGCCAGGAGCTTCATCGCCGTTATTCGCATTTAATTGAATTGCGCCTACGCCTGCTGCGCCGACTGCTCCTACTGCTGGAGCTCCAGCAGAACCGCCAAAGATGGCACCTAAACCACCACCAATAGCGCCTGCTGCCGTGGCCAATTGGGCTCCTGTATATTTCTCTCCGACAAATGCAGCCCGACCATCTCTGGTGACACCATCGACAACTTGTGTCTGATTACCTCTTAGCACTCTAGAGTCGGTTGCAACATTGATGTAAAATATAACGCAATTATTGCCATACTGGTTATTCGCAGATGACATCAAATCTTCTGGATATGACAATCCTATCGATGAATATTTTGAATCTATGCCCTGAGCATCGTATCCAAATTTCGAAGTCGTACCACCATTAGTGGCACCAACTTCACTTGTCGGAATACGTCGATCTACAACAAGACTTGATAGTGTTTTTTCTAGTCCAGTGTATGACTTATTGATTGCATTTTGCGATTCTGGCATGACTTCATTCCATATAAATATACTATAACTATTCTATTTATTCACTTTTTCATGAAATATTATCAAGGTCGATACAATGTCAAGAACAAAGAGAAGTACGCCGGCGACTTCACAAATGTCATTTATAGATCATCGTGGGAATTGAAGTTTATGAATTGGTGTGACAATAATCCAAATGTAATTAAGTTTTCATCAGAAGAGACAGTCGTCCCGTACGTATCACCTCTCGATGGAAAAATCCATAGATATTTCGTTGATTTTAAAATTGTGACATCGAATAATCAGACATTTTTGGTTGAAATAAAACCAGAGGCGCAAACAATGCCTCCAAAAGGAACAAAGAAAACTAAGCGTTATCTAACAGAGGCGTCAACATATATGGTGAATCAGACAAAATGGGACTACGCGAAGCGTTATGCCGAAGCTCGCAATTGGCAATTTATAGTTTTAACTGAGAAACACCTCGGAATCCGATAATGGCACAAGATCTTCAAACAATTTTTGATAAGTATAAGTACGATAGTACGATCGAGACTAAGTCTAAGACTTGGTTTCAACAACAGGCGTTGCTACTTAGTCGGACTCGAATTAATGACAAACGTCTATTCAGTGAACAGAAGACGACAACTCGCATGATTCCTGGAAATTTGTATATGTTTATATACGATCCTAAGATGAAAGAAACGCTGCCGTATTATGACACATTTCCTCTCATATTTCCTTATGCAGTGACAAAAGAAGGATTTATGGGACTAAATATGCATTATTTACCATATTTTCAGCGGATACAATTGATGTCGAGATTAATGCAATTCGCGACTAATAAAAATTACGACGAAAACACTCGAATTAAGTATTCGTGGAGTTTAATCGCTGGCGCATCTAAGTTTGCCGTCGCGGCAAACTGCATTAAACACTATTTAGCAGATCATGTAAGATCTCCGTTTATCGAAATTCCTGCGACTCAATGGCATACATGTATGATGCTTCCAGTCGAAAGATTCGTTGGAGCGAATAAGAAAACAGTATGGAGAGATTCGATAAGATTATGAGCACATTAAAAGAATTTATTTCGCAAATACGAGATGGAGTGGCTCGCCCAAATCATTTCTCTGTTGAACTCACGTTACCAGAAGCAATATCAGGTGATAATTTCACAAAATCAAAAATGAATAAGATTATGCTGTTCTGCGAACAAGCACAATTGCCAGGCGTATCTTATTCGACATCGCAAGTTAGATCATTTGGCGAATTTAAAGAAGTGCCATATGAAAAACTATATGAGCCAATATCATTAACGTTTTACATGGATTCTGACCTTATTGTAAAACGCCTATTTGATACATGGATTAACGCGATTCAATCTACAGAAAGTAGAACATATTCATATCCAAAGAGATACGTCACTGATAAGATTACTATATTTGTGCATGATGTAGAAAACAATAAAAAATATCAATGTTCTTTGCATCAATGCTTTCCAAAAGCTGTATCACCAATTCAATTAGATTATAACGCAAAAGATGTCATGCGTTTACAGGTTCAATTTTCGTATAAGTACTTTAAAACGGACATTGTTACGTCTGCTACAGAGAAAGATAAGAATAAACTAGGTGGATTCTCAGTGTATGATATTAGAGATAAAGCGGAAGAAAAATTCATGAATTATGGTCATGAATTAGCATCAAGTGCGATTCCGAGTAATTATTTTACTGCATTTGATGAATTTCAGGAATCAGTTGGCAATGAAATAGAAAATGCAGGATCTTACATCGGTTCGAAAATTAATGACTTTTTAGCATAAAGAATATATGAATATAGATAATAATTTGAGTGAAACATTCGGCATTGAACGAATTCAAAATGGACAAGTGATTGACCGAGCGGGTGAAGTTGTTCCGCCTCGTGATGATGCACTAGATCATGATTATCACACCACTCGTGATAACTTACACAATTTGCTTGAACAAGGCAAAGACGCGCTAGTTGCGGCGATCAGTATCGCTAAACAATCTGAACATCCTCGAGCATTTGAAGTTGTTGGTGGACTTATGAAAAACATAGCCGACATCAATCACCAGTTGCTCGATCTACATAAAAAGAAGCACGCTCTGACCGGCACTCCGGCTGAAGAAACTAAAGCAAACTCAGTGACAAACAATGCAATTTTTGTCGGCAGCACTGCTGAATTAAGCAAGATGCTCAATGATCTTCGTAAAGACAAATGATTTGAAAAGGAATTAACATGGCATTACCAGTAATTAAGACACCGACATACGAATTAGTCGTACCATCAACTAAACAAAAGGTTAAATATCGACCTTTCCTAGTGAAAGAAGAAAAAGCTCTGCTGATCGCACAACAGAGCGAAGATCAACAAACAATGTTCGATACTTTAAAGAGCATTGTTGATGCATGCACTTTCGGTAAAGTTAACACCAATAAGTTAGCGACATTTGATATCGAATATATTTTTCTTCAGTTGCGTGCTAAATCTGTCGGTGAAATTTCTGAACTCGTATTCTCGTGTCTTCAGTGTGGAGATCCAAAAGCGAAAATTAATGTATCGATTGATTTGACTAAGATCAATGTAAAGTTCAACGATAATCATGTATCTGATATTCAATTATATGGCGATGTTGGAATTCGAATGAAATATCCAAGCATGGCGACAGTCAATGCGCTAAAGAACATTGATAACGGTGAAGTTGAAGGCGTTTTTGATGTTATCGTTCAATGCATTGATTGTATTTACGACGCAGATAGTGTTCACGTTGCAGCTGAGCAAACCAAAGCTGATCTTGAAGAATTCATTAATAATCTAACTCAATCGCAGTTTGAAAAAATTAAACAATTCTTCGAGACTATGCCAAAGCTAGAGAAGACGATCGAGTTCAAATGTCCAGTTTGTGGATTTGAACATAAACAAGTTATAGAAGGCCTCGACGGTTTTTTCTAATAAGCTTGTGCCACGATAGTCTAGCTAATTATTATAAAATGAATTTCGCGTTATTGCAATACCACAAGTATTCGTTGAGTGACATCGAAGAGATGATTCCATTCGAACGTGAAATTTATGTCGCGATGCTTCAGCAATTTTTGGAAGAGGAACGTCAGAGATTGGCTAGTAAGAATAATGGCTAATAATGGCACAAGCAAATAACAATAAAGAGTAAGACAAATGGCAATACATCTTAAGGATATTATCGCAGCACAACTTCAGGCGGAGAAAGAAAAGCCTGTCGAACATATGTCAGTCGCCGAGTTTAGAAAACTCGTTGCTGAGTCGCGTGATACATCAGAGGCTCAGCAAGATACTCTAGTAGAAATCGCGACTGATGTCAATAAGACTAACATGGCTCAGCTTAGTCGACAGGTCGATGAAGCAAAGGCTGATGACATTGCTAAAGAAGTCGGCGAAGCGACAACTGAAGCACTAAAAGATATCGATGACACTCTTAAAGAGCAATCCGATGATAGATCTAAAGAATCTGAAGGTCTTAAGAAAAACTTTGATAAACTAACCGATGAAATAAAAAAGAGTGTTGCCGCCCGGCCAAATGTGTCAAATGAAGAAGCTGCTCGTATAACCGACAAATCTAAGGGATTCGATCAATTTAAAACGGTAGGTGAGAGAATACAAGAAAAGAAAGAAGCAATAAAATATAATTTTAACACGCTTCGTGGATTGGCGAACACAGTTGGCATAGTTAAAAAAGGATCGGGTGGAATATTAGATACAGCGTTAGCAAAGCGTGAAGCGCGCATCCAATATGGAAAAGACGCTGTAGCGACTGCTTCTAAAGAGAATGGACCAGTTAACGAACGAGCCATCAAAGCTACTGCTGAACGTAATTTTACATCTGCTCAAAAACTTGCGCCCGAAATGAGAAAGAACGAGAAAGAAATTGCTCGTCTAAAAGAAGAAGGCTATAGTGAAGAACAAATCGCTAATACGGGATTAATTGAAAACCGAGCAAAATTGGCGACAGAATATTCGTCTTATGATTCTCGCGTACAAGAAAAACAAGAAACTGCTATACGTGATACATCTGATCGAGCACCATCTAAAAAAATAGAAACCGCAAAAGAACCAATAGATGCTAGCACATTCTCTGATGAAGCTCAAATCGAAGGTCAGCGTTTACAAGAATCGACCGTCGACTTATTGACTAAGATCGAAGAGAACACGCGAGCAGGAAAAGATGCAAGCGTCAAACCTGGAAAAGAAAACTCTAGAGGCGGAGGAATTCTCGATAACATTATGGGATTCTTGGGCAAAGGATTTATGAGCGCTATTAAAGTTATTTTCAGTCCAAGTAATTTATTGAAAGCGTTCACTAAGGTATTCGTTCCAGCAATGATTGTTGGATCTCTCTTTAGTGGTATCGTAGATGGATTTAAGAAATTCACTGAAACCGGATCTATATCGGAGGCGCTTATCGCCGGTTTTGGTGGAATCTTAGATTTTCTTACATTCGGATTGTTCGACGCAGAGAAATTGAAAGGTGTTATAGATTTCGTTGGTAAAGCTATCGATGGATTTCTAGATCCAATCAAGAACTTCTTTACGTCAATGATCGATGGCATCACTGGCATGATTTCTAATTTCACAATACCGAAGATTAGTCTTGGGACATATCCTGTTGTCGGTGAAGTTGCATTCGGTCCATTCCAACCATTTAAGAAAGATGCAAAGACTGATACACCAGCGTCATCAACTGGAGGAGCGACAGGTTCTTGGGATAAACCAAAACCATCCGAAGCGACTGAAGTCTATAAGAAGTCAGCCGATAATAGTGCAGCATCGACTAAACAAGACACGCAGCCAATTGTAATTAGTGCTCCTACTACAAACAACACGAGTAATCAGAAGCAAAATATCACAATGCCACGATCAATAAGAAATGATGATTCTGGTTTTAATCGATACGTAAGTAAGAACGCTGTTTTCGCATAACGCAAAGGGTCCGAAAGGATCCTTTTCTATTTACTGAGCTTTAACCCATTCATATAATTCTTGTATCTTATCGTCGGAGCCCCAACACCAGTTTCGACCGATTGTTATTTTCTTCTCTGTTTTAATTTTGCGTATTTCATTGACTAATGGTCTATTAGCTAATTCTGATTTAGTATTACTTATCTTTTGTTGTATTTTATCACTATCAGCCGAGGTGCGCCAGTCTACTGGGAAACCGCCCTTTTTCCCTTTCAACCAGCCAGCCTGTGCGCCTCTTTTTCCCTTATTCCATGGAATAAATCCACCATTAGCTTCTATAGTCGCTTTACGTTTTTGTACGCTTGCTGCGCCTTTAGTCGCAACCCATTTAGGATCGCTAATCGTTTTACGAATTTTAGCTGTGCGCTTTACACCTTCAGTTGCTTTCCATTCAGGATTGCCGAATATCTTAAGAAGTTTTGCTCTGCGTTTCTCGACTTCGGTCGATGTCGCTTTCTCGCCAGTTCTATCGCGACCTTCTCCACCCGGTGTTCTATTAATTAGAATTCCCGTTTTAGCGTCTTTTCGACCATACCAATTGATGTAGCGACGTTCTAGTGCACAAGCACCAACGTTAGTTAGATTTGTTTCTAACATTACGATATAATCTAAATCTTTTGGAACTGGAGTATGAGAACCATGTTTTACATAAGCTCGGTTTTTGCAACCTTTGCCGATATAATATGGCGTACCGGCTTTTGCGGTATCGGAATCTGTTGAGCGTATGTACGCGTAAACGTAATAAATATTCATGCTGGCACTCCTTGTTAGTGTTAGAGTCTATGGATATGTCGAGTATCGCGATAGACACTATATTTATACATCGAACAGTGAAAAAGAGGCCATTATGTATGATGACGAAGATTATATTAAAGCATGTTATCTAATTGAACATGGATTTTATCATGGCGATGTATTTGATTTAGCGAAGCAACTATATCAAGCTCGTCAGAAATAGAAAAGGATCCGAAAGGATCCTTTGTGTTATCTAATTAAAGATTAATCTTCAGTTGCGATTTTTTTAAAATATTCCATGGCATCATCCGAATCATCTTCATCCTCTGCAACTTTAGCTTGAATCTTAACTGATGGTTTCTTGACTTCAGTACGAACTGGTTCGTCATCTTCACCGGCCATAGACGCAGCAGTCTGATGTGATCCACTACCAGAATCAAGTACGCTGGCCAATTTACGAGACAATTCTTCATATGTCTTGAAGTTCTTGCGATCAAGGAATTCTGACAATAGATATTGCGAATTCACAACCTTCAAAACTTCTTCGTCGTCTTTGGAAATTGGAGATGGTTCCAAGAACACAGACTGATCATAGTTAGGATAACCTTCAACTTTACGTTGACGAAGTTTAAAGTCTGCGCCTTCCCACAAATCAAACACATTGACCGGTGTTTCGTCTTCAAACGTTGGGCGGGCTTTGTCCATGATTTTGTCGAAGATCTTCTTACCGAATTTGAACAAGCGAACTTGTCCTTCATTCTCTGGATGTTTTGGATCCGAAACAATTAATACATTTGCAATGTATTGCAAACGACGCTTTTGTTTACGAGCAACTTCTTTGTCAGCATCAGATCCGGTGTTCCAAAGACGAGAATTCAATTCGCCGACTGGGTCATTTTCACCGAGAGTAGTGAGAGAGTTTTCGATGTACCATTTACCAGTTGGTCCTTGGAATCCATGATTGAACATGCGGACCCATGGAAGTTCATCGGTGACTTCTTTGTCATCGATTGTTTTAACTGTGCGTGGAAGGAATCGAATTGTAGCACTGGCGTTGCCAGCTTTATCGACTTCAAGTTTCCAGAAACGATCGTCTGCGAAAGACTTAGAATCTGATTTTGGATTAGCGACTTTTTCAAACTCTGAAGAGATTTTACCAAAGTCTGCATTGCGCATTTTACGGAGTGTATTGATATCCATTTTATGTTTCCTTATAAACGTAGTATTAACGAGGTTTTGTATGTACAATTTCAACGGTGTCTTCTATTTCGATGCTATCATCGAAATCATCGTCATCGTATTCGTCGTACAATTTATTTATATCACGAATGTCGTATTCGGATATCTTTTTGGGACTTTTTACGCCCCGAATTTTTTTAAGACCATCATCATAATGGCGAGAGTGTGTCGTGCGACCCATGATATTAATTTGAAAGAGTTTCTGAAAGAGCGTTATAAATCGGTGTAAGTTTTATTTTATCATATTTAACGAATTTTGTACACTTTCTAATTGTCAAAAAGTGATCATGCCACAACATAATAATGGGCTCCCATTTGGAAAGATAGTCAGTGAAGTCTTGTAGAATGACCATTGACTCAAGAGTAATATGACCACCGAGATACAACTTCAACAACATTGGATATCCGTCACCAATGTCATAGATATCTTTTACACCAGTGTCTTCAGTGAATTCTTCGATTGTCTTACAATCAATTTCAAATAGACGTGTGATCGATTCTTTACGAAGTTTCCATGTTTGGTAATATTGATCAGATTCATTAGAATACACAACATTCATATGGCCATATGCAACGTTCGCAACAAGAAATTGAATCAACTCAGCATCGGTCGGAAATTTGTTAGCGAGTTTTTCATATAACAATTTATCTCGACGTTTATTGAATGTTTCACGAGAACAATTGATTCGACCTCGAGTTTCAAACACATCGTACTTCTCAGTCGTAAAGTGTAACTTAATCGACTGAAAATATTTAAATGCCTTTAGACCGTCCATACATTAATTAATTTCTGTGAATGTAGTAGCGCCATTTTGAATTACATAAGTCCAAGATTTATTGCATACACTACACTTGGCACTTCCACTAATTGTATTCATGTCTGGATTTGTATTAACACCGAGTTCATTATAGATCGGAGGATAGTGCGCTGCTGTAGAGACTGATGCGCCATAACTAAACTTACATTCTTTATCACATCCAACGTCTGCGCTATTCATTTTGCCATTCCTCTGTTTGAATAAATTTCTTTTCTTGCATAGTAAGTTCACT